CCTGTGGAGCTTGATGGTAGTGGAAACACTACTCAGACTCTGCTGGAGCGTGCTCAGGCCGCGCTGGATGTGGTCCGCGAGGTCGGCATCAGCCAGCATATCGTGTATATCGTCGCGCAGGCTGAGCTTGCCCCCACTACGGGGCGTCTTCATATCCAGGGTTATCTGGAATGCAAGGAGCGTTGGACCTTTCACAAGGTCCGCAGCGCGGTGTTCGAGGGCTATATGCCTGGCGCGCAGATAGCCGCCGCTCGTGGCTCTGCGAAGCAGAACAAGGACTACTGTACCAAGGAGGAGTCTCGGGTGACTGGGACGGAGCCTGTTGAGATTGGCGACCCGTCAGGTGACGCAGGGGAGACTCACCAGGCCGGTAAGGCCTTGGACAGGGTCTTCGCGGATATTAAGGCTGGTGACAGCCTCGAGAACATAGTGGACAAGTACGGGTTCGGGATGTTTGTGCGTCATGAGCGCGCCCTGAAGAGTGCTATGTGCACGTGGGGCAAGCGCCGCAGCGCGATGCCCAAGGTGGTGCTGCTGATTGGCCCGTCGGGCTCTGGCAAGAGCCGCTGGGTTGACCGTGTCTACCCGCGCCGGTATCGGATGACGTTCGGCAATGGCGGCAACAGCGCCTGGTTTGACGGCTATAACGGCGAGGACGTGATCGAGCTGAGCGAGTTTCGCGGTCAGCTGCAGCTTGCGTTCATGCTCGATTTGCTCGACCGTTACGAGCTGAAGGTTCAGACCAAGGGAGGTACGACTCAGTGCGTAAGCAGCACGATCGTGATCACCAGCAACGAGGAGCCGTCTGAGTGGTATCCGGCGATGGAGAACCGCGACGAGAAGCTGAAGCCCCTGCTGCGGCGCATTGAGGAGTTCGGTTCGCGCCCGCGGTATATGACAGAGAATCGCATGGCTGCCGCGGATGAGGCTGCTGCTGTGTAAGCACTATGCACCCCCACCCTGACTTTATATACGACCGATTTGTCGGAGCGGAGCGGAGCAAATCGCAATAGCGTAGGCCCATAGGCCGTAGCGCTCGGCCGCCGCAGGCCCTCTCTGCGATCGGCACAACCAACCACTGGACTAGTATTACCCAGTGGTTGGTTACCGCCGCTACCGTACCGGCCGAACGAGCTTGTGAGAGGCTCGGGCGGGGAGGTAGCGGCAGGGAACCTTTTTGGTTGTGTCAGGGCCCCTGTGGGTGGTGGGGTGTCACTGGTCACCTCGTGATTGCGGAGAGCAAGCTTGGGTGCCAGCTAGCGCCGACGTTGTCACTCGGGGTGCCTTTAGGAGGAGAGTGTGAGGAGTCGCGCGTCGGGGGGATTAGGGGGGCCCCGATGAATAAGAGATGCGAGAAACGCCTCGGGCGTCCCAAAACTCGCATTAAACGTGTTTACGCGGTGTCCTCGGCGCCGCTGCCCTCGGCCACTAGGCGAGCCCAGCCGCCGATGGTGAGTGTTGCCCCTGTGGTGCTCTGCAGGTAGATTTGGTCTGGCACCACGGTTACGGCGCCGGCGCTAGCGTCTCCGTTCTGGAGGCTGGCCTGCGCCGCTCGTGCAGATGACAGCGTCTTGTGCCACGACCAGAGCTTCTGCATGCTCCCGCCGACAGTGCGGTAGCCGTGCACGCAGAAGTACAGCTTTTGGCCGTACGGCACTGCGGTCTTTGCGACCCCGGTTGCCAGCGCGGTGCCGTTGGCGTCGTAGAGCACCGGGGTCGTGAGCGCTGCGCCGCCCAGCGCCGCCAGCGCGGGTAGTGCGGCGTTGGTGGCGTCGATGCCGCCGCAGTGCACCTCGCCGACGCAGCCCGCGACGTCGCCCGTGAACTTGTCTTCCCAGTTCGGAGCGGTGAAGTAGCCGTGGCAGTTTGCCGATCCGATAGGCACGGTCGGGCCGTTGATGCCCATCGGCGCAGCGAAGGTGCAGTCGGTCCACTGTGAGGGTGCCTTTTTAATGTCGATGATGCCCTGCTTGGCGGGCAGCAGCGTCGGCGCGATCAAGTCGAGGACGTAGTCCATGACGATGAATCCGTAGCCGACGCCGGGCTGAACGTTGCTCATGTAGACGAGCAGGTTACCCTGGGAAGTTTCGCGCGTGGTGAGGGTAGCGTCTGGCGCTCCCAGGAACCACGTCTTGAGCTCTTTCGGGTCGCGATTGTACGACGCCGACGCCTCGACGTAGCCGGGCGTGAGCGTTGCGTGCTCGTAGCTCATAACCTCGGACAGGTACTGGGGGCTAGCCGAGTTGGCCGAGATCATGAGCGGGTCCCGGTCGAAGACCAGGCCGATTGATCCGCTGACAGCGGTCGAGCACTGAGGCACGTAGGTGAACTTGACTCGCTGGTACACGTACTTCTGGAACGTGCTGCTGATGACCGCGACGCGGTCGTTCAGCAGCGACGGGTTGACGTCGAAGACGAGTCCGAGTGCGTTCTTGCTACCGTCCGTAGCAAGCTTCGTGGTTGAGTTAACCTCGCCCACGTACGCGCGTCCGGTGATGCGCGTGCAGGTGTCAGACACCTGCTTCATGGAGTAACCCATGCCAGCAGGGCCGGACTTGCCGCGCTTCATGCTGGTGCCCATGGACACCGGTGCGCTGTGCTTGCGCATGATGCCTGCGGAGCGGCGCTTAGTGCCGGTACGGCCCTTCTTTGCGCGTAGCGCGTTTGAAACGCTAGGACGACGGTACTTCGCTGGAATCGCGCGGAACGGGGGCATCCCCGTGCGTCGCGCAGCGGAAGTTGACCGATGTGTGACGGACTAGTAACACGCACGCTGCTGCTACGGAAGCGAGCAGCGCTACGAGTGCTGCTAGTGCTGTCTCCGTTTCGGAGCGCGTGTGTGTTGTGCGTACCTGGGTTTCCCGGTCCCGGGATGTCGCGGTATTCGGGCAGCTCGTGGTCGTCGGGTCCGAAGTCGTCGTCGGGGAGCATCCAGCCTTCGTGGTGGTGCCCCGGCGGCACTGGCTTCTTTGCGGGTGGCTCGTCGTCGTCCTGGTTGCCCCAGTTGTCCGGCGGGCGCGGGCGCGTTTCGCGCGGCGGCACTCGGCGGCTCATGAGATACTTGTGACGGCGGGCCTTTCGGATCTCGGTGAACTTTGCGCGTGCTTTGTTCAAGCCGATGCCGACGCCGGCCCCTATGGTGGCACCGGCTACGATGGGCGCGGCAGCGCCACCTGCTGCGACACCCGCCGCGGCGCGCACTGCTGCTGCCACCGCGCGCGCTCTTTTAAGGGCATTGAAGAGGCGATTCGCAGGTCGGACGTAGTTGGCCGGCCGCAGCGGTCGTGTCCACGGCGGGCGGACGCGCGATTCGCCTGAGCCGCGCCACGGGCGCATGGGCTCTCCAGGCGTGTAGGACCCGTTGATACGGGGCCGTTTGGCGGGCCCCTTGGGTCCGTGGTAGTCAGGCCCCCATGTCTTCGGTGCCTTGGTACGTGGCCCCTGCCATTCTACGTCGTTACGCGTTGGATGGAGTTTGTGGTTGCGTATGAGCACCATGGGAGCGTGTTGTTGTGTGCACAACAATCGCCTCTCCGATGCCGTATCAGGACGAGAACCTTCAGTGGCGTCCCGGTAACGCGCCTGGTGTTCCGGCTCCGCCGGTACATGTCCCTCAGTTCGATGTGCCGATGTACGTGTCGCTTCAGGCGATGCGGCCGTATAGGCTTGAGCGTGAGATACGAGAGCTCGACCGTAATATCGGCGAGCTGCTGGAGTGGCACGAGGTTGGGCCTGGCAGATATTTGCCACGTGCCCATCCTGCTATGGTGCGGTGGAGTAACCAGATTCGTGGGTTGTCGTGGGCGCGGAAGACCGCGGCGCGGCTCTCTAGTGCTGCCAAGCGTGCTAGCACTGCGCGTGCCGTGAGCGGTTACCGTTGATGGTTTAATCTAGTTGCCTGTTGGCTGGGTCGAGAGAGGAGTCTGAGCCTCGCTTGCGGCGGCACGTAATCCTCGAATCCGCGAGGCCGTACCGGCAATTTGATTTTGTACCGGCGCGCGACGGTTCGCGTGTGTCGAACCTTCGGGCGCGCGCGCGCAACCCATCCGGCGCGTTAGGAATCAGCTGCAGCTTGGGTATTTATATAGAACGCGCGCAGAGGTATTCGTGGGGAAGCCCAACGAATCACTAGACGCCGTAACAGCGCTCTCAGCTTACTAAAGCTTACTACTAGCCCGAAAATCGTGGGCTAATAAGAGGAGTAACGTCCCTCAAAAACTATCAAGGTAAATGTCTCTCCAGCGTACCCATGCGGAGCCCCGCCTCAGCCTCGCGGAGCTTATCGCGGAGCGTAACGCGGAGAATCTCGGCCCTGTGGGGGGTCGGGCGGATCTGAAAGATGCGCTGAAAGATGCGAAGGCGGAGCGGGATGCGTGGGAGCGGATTGCGCGGCGCCGCCTCGCGGAGCTGGTATCGGTGCAGCGCGAGCTGGAGGCGCTGAAGCGCGCGCTTGAGGGTGGCGTGATCTGGACGCCCAGTCACGTGGGCGGGGCCCACTATGATGCGCATAGCCAGAATGGCAATATGTGAGTAAATAGCCACTTACCTTCCCTCTTATGTTCTGCTTTGCAGGATGCCGGCGAAGCAGACTAAGTTCTGGCCATTTACTTGGTACCCTCCTGTGGAGCTTGATGGTAGTGGAAACACTACTCAGACTCTGCTGGAGCGTGCTCAGGCCGCGCTGGATGTGGTCCGCGAGGTCGGCATCAGCCAGCATATCGTGTATATCGTCGCGCAGGCTGAGC